TGCTCTTAATTTACCACCTACATTTGCAGGGAAAGCTGTTGATGTATATTGAACTTGATTTACACCTGTAGTTCCTAATACACCCTGAATGTTAGGAGCTGTTCCATTTCCTCCAATAAACTGTTTTTCAAGTCTTTGAAGTACATGATTAGCTAATCTACCATCAAAGTATGCTCTAGCACCTGCTTGATCCTCAAGCAACTCTGCTGTGATAGGCAAAGTTGTGATGAATTTTGCAACAGGAGCAGTGATAGCTGTATAGCTAAATGCATCCTCTGGAGCAGCTGTTCCCTCAGCTTTTTCAGCAGCATTATTTGTTGCTGTTTCTCTAAGGTAATAGTAAGTTGTTTGATCTGTATTAATACTATCTAGTAGATCTAATACAGGATTTGGATCTGGCTCTATTGCAGGAATAACCTGTTGATAGATGGTATCTCTAGTCCATACAGAAGTTGTAACTGTTGTTTTAGTTTCCATAGGGATATTTTTAATACCATGATCCACAAAGGAACTATAAGCCTTTGATTCTAAGAATTGTTGTCCAAGTGATTTTGGCTCATCTACTTCTGGCTCTCCATATACAGGCATTCCAGAAACTTTTTTAGAAGCTTCCATATCATCATTGTTAGCATTCTTAACAGATTCAAGATCCTGTAATTCAGTAATCTTTTCTCCTAAAGAAGCTAATTCATCATTTCTTTTTTTGATTTCCTCTTTTTGATCTGATGAAAGTTCAGACATATCCTTAACAGAATCAAAAATCCTAGCAAGTTCCTCAGATTTAAGAGCTTTTTCAGCTCTCATTTCTTTTAATGTTGCCATTATTTTCTCCTATTAATTATTTTTCATAATGTTCTTTTGAACATCAAGAAATAGCTCATTATCTTTAACAGGATCATAGCCATACTGAGCTAAGACATCATCCAACTTAGAATAAATTGCATTTAGTCCTGCTATGGATGTAGCTACCATCTCTGTAGATTTTTGGCTAAGTGTCTTTTTTTCAGAGTATCTTAAAGATGCAAGATCCTCAATTCTCTCTGTGAATGCCTTTAACTCCTCAAGAGAAGCTACAGCATGTTCTCCAAGTCTCATACCCTGTTGGGATGATTTACTGATACCTGTATCAGTTTCACTTGAAATCTCTAAATCTTTTCTCATTTCTTTGGCACATTTGCCATCTTTACCATAAGTACATTTTTTCTTTCCATATTTCTCATCAATGCACTCATCATCTTTTACTTCCTCAAACTCTGTATCTATATCATCAATTTTTTCCTCAGGATCATAAGGCTCTAAACCTGACTTGAGAGCTTGTACAAAGCTATTTTGTTGTGCTCCTACAAGAACAGGAGATACTTCCCATACTTTTACATCTTGTAAAACTCTTACAGGAACTTCCTCTCCTTTTGAATCTATATGCTTACCTTTTTCTGATTTCATTACTTGAAAGCCATAACTAAACTGCTGCATATCTTGCATAGCTTTTACAGTTTCATAAGCTTCTTTACCTGCTTCAGTAGGTAAGAAATATCCTTTAAACACAGCTTTTTGATTATCTGTTTCTATGATTCCCCTGCCAATAACTTTGCTCCAATCATGATTCCAAACTAAAGGTACTTTATTACCTGTATATCCTGATCTAAGAGCATTAGCTTTTGTTACATCATTATCTGAATCAATAGTATCAAACAATGAAAAAACTGCTTCTATGTATCTAGTATCTCCATCCTCTTTTAGCTCAATAGGAGCATTCTTATAAGATAGATTCTCTGGTCTTTCTATTTCATTCATCTATTACCTCAATATAAGCTTCTGTGCATCTACAATTAGCAACTAAGCTAATTGGAGCATTTGGATCTCTAGGAGCATCCAACTTAATACCATTATACAGATAAAAGCTATTCAGAGGAACTCTTTGATTGTCTAACTCAAAGTGTGCCTCTCTGACAATGCCATCTCTCCTAGATACCCACTCTTTTTCTAAAGTTTTGCCTGTAGATTTAGCAGCTCTCTGTTGAGCCCAAGAACTAATCTTACCTACCTCTGTTCTAGCTATATTCTTAGCTCTACCTAAATTCTGTCCTCCTAGCACTACATTAATTTTTTTAGCTAACTCATTAAAGAATCTATCTCCCTCTGGTGTTCCTGCTACAGGATTTACTATTCCTAAATCCTCAAACTCTTTTATTGTCTTTGTTATCTGTGTTGTAATTCTTTTCTTTGTAGTTGCATTTAAGTCATTCATAACCTTTTTAGCATTTTCTTGCACAAATCCTGCTGCTTGTGAATCTTGAAATAATGATCTTACTTCTGCAGGTACATCTCTTTGTCCTCTATAAAAGCCATTTTCTACTATTTTTCTAAGTGTTCTGCCCTCTGGTAGTAATCCAGATAAAGTACCAAATACTGTCCTTATTGCTTGTTCCTCATCTACTTGTACTCCTAGATCTACAGGATCAGCAGCTTTAAAATTATCTTGTGCAGGAAAGAGATTATCAAAAGTTCTAACTGACATATCATCCCCTAATGAATAAAACAATGGTAGTAACTCTTTATCAAACTTAGAATCATTTAGAAATATATCAACATTTGTTTCAAGTGCAGCTAAGTCATGACTACCTTTTGCTACATTAGCTAACCCTCTCCTTTGTCTATTAAGCTCTTTTGCATAGATATTAGACATATACTCACTCCAAGCATTCTCTAATCCATTGATTGCTTCCCAGAGTTCTTTCTTTTCTATTTCTGTTCTATAGTGTTTTACTGTAGGTAATCCTAAAATTTTAACTGTTGGCTCTTGCCATCCATATAGTGGATAATCAAAGCTTTTGTTTTCTTTAACTTTCTCTGCTTCTTTTGTTGCCCAATTAGCAGCTCTCATCTTGTTTGATTTTGATATATCTCCACCCCATAACAACCAAGCTACTTGCCCTGCTGTTGGTCTATCACTATCTCCATTAAGGTAATCATTAGCTTTATCTGAATCTAGATCTCCCTCATGCCTAGCAAACCAAGCTGCCATTCTGACAACTTTATCATCACTAATGTTTCCATTAGCCATCTCTCTTGCTTCTCTTTTTGTTTTATCTGTTAAGCCACTTCCTGCAAACTCTAAAAGATCTAAGCCTCTAGCTGCATTCTTTTGTATATAGCTAGGAACTTTATCTACCTTTGTTTCTATTTCTAAATCTATTTCTTTCTTTGTGCTTTTAGGATGATTCTCTGGAAGTAAATCTGTATCAAAAGCTCTGCCTCTAAATCTACCTGAGCTTAATGCTCTAATAAATGTATTTACTCTAGCTAATGCCCATTGATCTGAGCTAGTTACATTTGGTCTTACTGATTGTGGATTAGTATTATATGCTCCTACTCCTCTTTCAAATACTTGCCTAAGCATTGAATAAGTTGCTCTATACTTTGGATCTTTGTCATTATGTTCTTTTACTTTATCTCTTAAGATCCCCTCTATTCTTTTAGATACATCTTTTAGCTCTACTTCCTCAGAAGTTTCTGCATGATACATAACTACATCATCTCCATCTACAGGAACTTCAGCTACCATCATATTTCTTATAAAGTAATCTCCATCATCTAATGGTGGTAACTGTGTAGCTTGTCTAGCTTCATTCACAGTAACAAATCCTGCATTGAATCCCTGAGTTACTCTATTCATAGTTGCATCCTCATCCTGTGATAAGGCTCTAACATCTGATATATCATACTTAAAGCAGTAATCTGTATTATCCTCAAAATCTTGTATTAATAATTGTTTAGTAAATTCATTAGCAAAGTGATTCCACATAGGAATTAACTTCTGCTCTGTAAAGAACTCTCTTAACTCTTTTGCATTAGAGTATGTTGCTCTCTCTAGTCCAGATCCAAGTCCTGCTAATATTGCAGGAACACCTAATACAGCAGAAATTCTTTCCTCATTTATGTATCTAAGTTTGCCTATCTCTAAATCTTTAGGGCTAAAAGAAAGAGTTTTTATATCAACTTCTCCACCAGATATTACTAATGGTCTCCCTCTATTCTCTCCTCCAAATCTCCTACCAAATACCTCAGCTATGTTCTCTGCTTCATCACTTGTCATAGATAAGTCATTCTTTGGAGATATAACAACACTAGGAACACCTGTATTCTTGACTAATGCTGCTCCCATCTGTGAAGCTGCAGCATCTCCTAATACTTCTACCATTACTGATCTAAGAGGAGCTAAACCTCTCCTATGATTTCTAGGATCTATTCTTTCTCTAAGATGTATCATATCCTCTGGCAATATACTCATAGTGTTGCCTTTTTGCTTATATTCATACTTAGTTATTAATTGCTCTGTGTTTCCTTTAACCTCTACCATCTCTGGAAGTAAAGGCACAAGTTGTACTACAGCTCCTGATTCATTTCTAAGTTTTAATAAGAAAGCATCTCCAGATACAGCAACAGAAGTAACTATGTAATTATTTAGTAGTGATGCTGTCATATTTGGATTAGGATTCTGTAAAAGTTCAGCTGCAGGATGCTTATCTATAAGTTCCATACCCTGTTGATTCTTTAAATATACATATAGTGGTGGCTCACTAAAAGCTGTACCTAGTACATTTAAACAAGCAAGAGCAGCAGAGTTACCCTCTGGAGACATTTGATTAACTCCACTAAAGTAACCTGCATCTGTATTAAAAGGAAAAACTACTTGTGATGTAGGAAACTGCCCAGATTTCTTTTCTGTTTGTACTTCCTGAGCAAAGAAACCTCTAATATTATCTCTTATTCCCAATTAGGTAACACTCCAATTTGTCTTTCTAACTATCCCAAACCTAGCTGCATAAGCTAAGGCATCTACCATATCATCATGAGATCCACTAGATGGAAAGCTAGTTAATTCTCTTTCAAATTCTACAAGCCATTTAGCATTTTTCAAAAACCATATAGAGCCATTTTCTACTCCTGCAGCTGCAGGTACAGCTCTAGCAGTTTTTGACTTATCTGCCTTTAAGTTTCTTATTGGCAAACCCTGCCTCCTAGCCATCTGGATTATACCTAAACCAAAGCTAGAATCCTCCACTCCCAACCAAGACATGTTGTATTCTACAATCTTTGCTTCTATCTGTGGAAGTAACTCTGGAGCTTCTAGTCTTGCTCTGAATACATCCAATATTAATAGCTTACCACTAGGAGTAGATCCAACAGTTATTATTACTGAATAATCAGCAGTTTCTTTAACACTCAATGCTGTGTCCATAGTGCCAAAGATAGATAGATCACTATGCTTAACTACCTCATCTCCTAAAATATACTCTGGATCATCTCCTGTAATAACATCAAAATACTTAAACCATTCTCTTTTAAACATGTGTCCTACCTCTGTAAATTCTGCTAAGAACTCCTGTGCATATACCATAGAGCCTAGCTCCTCTCTGGCTTGTGCTAACTCATTTTTATCTATTCTAGGAGATTGCTCTGTAGGATAGTGGAATACTTGCCAATCATCTCTCCTCTTTGCATTATCAAATAGCTCATAAAACCAATTCATGCCATTAGGTGTAGATATAAATAATGCTTTACCTAAACTATCAGATAGGATTGGTCTTACTGTTTCCCATGTTTCTTTATCCATATAAGCTGCCTCATCAAATATAATTAAAGAAATACCACCTGCACCTCTTAATGATTCTGGCTTGTTAGCTGATTTTATTTGTATAGATCCACCATTCTGTAATACAATTCTTTTCTCTACTTCTCTTGTTTCTGCATAACCCTCTGGCAACTGCCTAACAAGTGATTTTATATTTAGCCATGCTTCTAATGCTTGTGGATATACAGGAAAGATAACCCATACCTTTAATCCTTTTAGTGCCTGATCTATTGCAGCTGTAAGACTAGCTGTAGATTTACCCCATCTCCTACCACAAACAGCAATAACAAATCTATTCTCATCTAAAGCTTTTATTAGTTCTATTTGTCCAGAATGTAGATCAGGTGGAGTAGCCTCAATAATCTGGCTCATCATCCTGCTCCCAATCCCATTTAAACCTTATCTGTGGTTGTTCTATGTGGTTTACTGTTACTTGTGGAGATCCAAGTCCATAAATCTGGCTAATCATCTTGTAGCATATATCTAATATGCCCTTTAATTCAGTAGGATTCATAGATGCTAGATCCCTTTCATTTATTTCACTAATAACCTTAAAAATTACAGGTTTAAGCTTCTCAGCTAAATCTCTTGCAGTTTCTCCTACTTGAGCAAAAACTTCCCCAATTATCTGCTCATTTAGCATTTTATTTATAGCTTTTACTCTATCTTGCCATTGATTTTTAGCAGAGATTTGATATATTCTCCTCTCTGACAAACTGAAGTTTTCTGCAACTCTAGGTAGTGTTCTACCTGCACCTAAAGCTAAATAATATTGGAATCTTTTAAAATCAATATTGCTTTCCCCTACTTGTTGTTGATTAGGCAAAGCTAAAGCCATATCATCTATGTAATCCATAGATTTAGTATAACTTATTATCTGTTTTTACAATGAGTACTGCCATATTTGCAGTTACATAATTGTATAAAAGATCCATCCTTTTTTGTATAGATTTTGCAATTAGTGTCCATGCATCATAGCTTCTACATAAGCAATTCTGTTCTTTAGATCATCTAATTGCCATGTTTCAAGTTGATTTGTTTCTAAAACTGTAACTTTTTTAAGCAAGTCTTGCCATTCCCACTTCATTAACTCATAAGCTTGTGAATCTTGAGGAGGATTGTTTAACTCAGATATATATCTTGCTTGAAAGTCCTCTAGTTTCCATTCCAGATCTCTTACTTCTGATTCTAAGTTCTGATAGTTTGCTCTAAGTGTTGTTAATTCTGTTTCTAAATACTCAGCATTGTATGCAACTTGCTCTAATTGATATATCTTTTCATATAGTATTGCAATATCATTAGATACCATTGTTGATTCTTTTAATGCCTCAAAATCAGTTTCTATAGTATTCATTCTTTCATCAATGTTAGTAAGTGTATTTATTACTGCACCTAAGCTTTGAACACCTGCTCCTATTGATCCCATAAGAGTTATAGCAGTAACAACTAATGCAAGATTGTCTTTTAACTTAGCTAACATGACATCCAATCAATATATATACCCATAAAAATAAAAATAAAGCTGCTTGTTTTGCAGGAATCATTAGCAAGCAAGTTTAATGAAAATTTCAGTAATTGCTGAATTTAACTCTTGTTCCCTCATAGCTAATGATATAAGATCATCTTTAGCATCAGTAATCTGCACCATTAATACAGCTACTTCTTGTTGCAAGTCATTTACTGTTTTGAATAACCAACCAACCAGAGCTGCTAAACCACCCTGTAATACTTGACTTAAATTTACTTGTGCTTTCATATAATATTAATGTACAGGCAAAACACAAAATAATGAAATTTTAATTGGCTCTTTAGTGCCTTTTTCTAGCACCCAAGCAGAAATTTTATCAGTAGAAAAAAACTCTATAGATCCATACTTCCATCTAATACTTTTTGTTTTAGGATCTATAATTCTCTCATCAGTAGGTATAACAAACTTAACTCTTTGCTTCTTTTTATAATCAATCCCCTGATAAATCATTTCCAAAGTTTTCCCTGTAGTGCATTCTTTTAGCTATCTTTCTATAGCTTGTTTTATCTAAAGCATTTAACAAAAGCTTATTTTCATCATCTATCATATTTATATAAAATATATGCAAATAATTCATAAGAGTATCTAAATTCTCATCACTAAATGTTGTAGATCCTTTTTCAGTAAGTGTATGTATAGCAAAATTACCATTTAGATTTGCAGTAATTTCTACAACAGTAGGCATACTTTTTAAAACACACCAAAACTTTACTCCTCCTTTATGTGATCCATAGATAGGATGTTCATATTGTGGTTGTATCTCTCCAATTTTATCTAGTTTATCAATAAGAGTATTTTCATTATTAATAATCATAAGTATTTCCCAATACCCCATGTTTATATCATCAGCAGCATATTCCATTTTTACCTCTGTAATTAAAATCTTTCTCTGCCATTCCTACTCTGCCTTTCTGTCTTTGCATAATGTTATAATGATTCTCCAAACAATCACACAAATTCTGATCTAACAGCACTCTTTGATTAAATTTTATCTCTTTTAGTGGAATTCTGTATGATTTCTCTGCAATATTTGTAATTAACCAATCACTTTCAATCAAGTCAATGTTTAAACCGAAAAACCGATTAGGAACACAGTTAAGAAATATTAATCCTGCTTTTTCTCCTTTTTCTTTCAAACTATCTATTTTGCTTTTAGAAATGTATGCAGTATTTAACTTAGATACATCAAAATTATGCCAATAACCAATAACCTGAAGCTCCATAAAATACAAAGTATCAGATATTTTGCAAACAAAGTCCTCTGCATAATCCTCATCATCTTTAACTATTTCCCACTTATTGGCTTTGCATATCTCTTGCCAATATGGTCTAGCTTTCTTAACATCATACAAATCATATTCATCTGCTATAAAATCTCTCCTATTGTTTTGATTTACCATATCTACCCCAACAATGCTTACTACTATTCCAATGATGCCATCCATCATAATAAGAAAGCCAAGCTGCTGTTTTTACTTTTTTTTTTGGATCATACATATCTAAGTCTTTATTATAGATATCATCCTCAAGCCATCTTTCAGTTTGATTATTAAATTGAAATAGCCCCTGATCATAAGAGCCATCTGTGTTATAGCCTGTAGCATTAGCATATCCTCTACTTTCACAATATAA